CTTATATAAATATTTTGCTTATATAAATATTTTGCTTATATAAATATTTTGCTTATATAAATATTTTGAAAATTTTATTGAAGGATTCTTTAGTATTGGTAAGTATTTGTTAACTGTTTTGTGATTTTTCATACAAGCTGTTTTAAAAAATTTTTTGGTAGAATTTTTAAGCTTTAGTATAAAATAGCACATAACTATTTAATTTTACTTACTTTTATGACCAAGCTTCTATTTTGCGTTTTTATGAATAGAGGGGTATAATATCATTACCCTTTAAAATTAAGTGCCTTAAAATCGATTTTAGAGGGTCATTTTTTTTAAGCTTTATTCTTATATTTTTATTTATATAAAAATTACTTGACTTTTAGTATTGATAGATTATATATTAGTGTATGGGTAGAAAAAAAGGTAGTTTAAATGTTAATACACTTATAAATGGTAAAGTTTGTTGGCGTAGTTGTTGTACTATTATAGAAGAAGATGTATTAAAAGATTTTAAGAAGATATGTAAAAGAAATAAAATTACCCCAAATGCATTTATAAAGAGTTGTATTTACGCTTTTACTTACCCAGATAAAGTAGCTTATTTTGAAGACTTATTTGATTATATGAATAAGTTAATGAATAAAGATACTGTATTTATTGCACCTAATGTTAAAATAAAAAATGTGGAGATTGTATAAATGGAGAATACCACTCAGCCACCTAAGCGAGTAAGAACAAAAACATTAGAGCGTATTTATGAAAAGATTATGAAAAAAAAGCAGCAAGATTTTGTAGAAAAGAAAAAACAAGATGAAATTTTAGAGCATACTCTTACTACTATACTTTCAGAAAATGCAAGTATTCCTGAAGATACCCCCTTTGAAAAAGTAGATACTGAAAATCTTTTAAGTGTTAGAAAAGCTACTGCTAATACTATTGCTAAAATGAAAAGATATGCTGTATTAGAAGAAGTAGTTAGTAATATTATTTCTAATAAATTAACAGGTAAAGATTTAAATAGATTTGTTGCTAATGAATTTATTAGTATATATAAAGGTATTGGTGGTAGGAAAAAACTAATGAATTATTTTAGAGAAAAACCCGCTGAATTGGTGAACTTACTTAAAAATATTAGTAGTATAGCTAATGATTTATTAGAATCAGAAAAAGTATCAGTTTCTGAAAATGTTAATAAAGGTGTTATTCTACAATTTTCTGGGGTAAATCCCCCAACAACTATTAATAATACTATACCTGTAAAAGCAGAAGAAAAAGAAATAGTAGTAGGTTAATGAAAGCGTTTTCAAATTTATTTCAAATTTATTTAAATTTAAGAAATTACTTTAACTTTATGGAGTAAGTATTGAATATTATTAAGTATTCTTATGAAAAGGTTCCTACTATCAGAAAATTTGCAGAAGATTATAATAGTAGATGGAAAGCAATACTTGGTCCTTTTGGGTCTGGTAAATCCTCTGGTTGTTTAATGGAATTACTTAAAATAGCACATTTACAAAAGCCATCTAAAAAAGATGGAATTAGACGTTCAAGATTTGCTATTATTAGAAATACTTATCCACAATTAAAAGATACTACTTTAAAAACTGTATTAGATTGGCTTCCTGAAAATATATTTGGTACTTATAAAGTAGCTACACACGATTACATTATTACAGGATTTCAAGGGTGTTATATAGAATTTATGTTTAGAGCATTGGACCAACCAGAGCACGTTACTAACTTACTATCTTTGGAACTTACAGGGGCTTGGGTTAATGAGGCACGAGAAGTTCCAAGAGAGATTATTGATGCTTTAGATGGTAGGATAGGAAGATACCCTTCTATTAGAGAAGGTGGAGCTGTGTATCCTTGTATAATTATGGATACTAACCCACCCGATGAAGATTCGTGGTTTTATAAATTATTTGAAGAATCTAAAACTGATAATATTGCTTTATACAAGCAACCATCTGGATTATCACCGCAAGCAGAAAACTTGCTTACTTTAGAAGAATGGGATGCTGTTCAAAGAGGGGAAGAAGTTGCGGCTGGATTACATCCTACTTACTATATAGACCTTGCTAAAAATAAAACTCCAGAATTTATTAATATCTATATAGAAGGTAATTATGGTACTATTAAAGCTGGTAAACCTGTTTATGATAAAACTTTTAATGAACAATTACACATTGCACCTTCTTCTATTATGCCTATTACAGGTAAAGAAGTTGTAGTTGGTTTAGATTTTGGGCTTACACCAGCTGCTATTTTTACTCAATTAAGCCCTATGGGAATATTTAATGTTTTAAGGGAGTTATATGAGGATAATATGGGTATTGAACAATTTATGGATTCCTTTATTAAACCTTATATAGCTTCAGAATTTAAAGGATATAGTTTTATTTTTATTGGAGACCCTGCAGGAGTTCAAAGAGCACAAACTAATGAGAAATCTTGTTTTGATATTATTAGATCTATGGGATTTAAAATTATACCATCTAAATCTAATTCTTTTCTATATAGAAAAAGTGCAGTAGAATATTTCTTAACTAAACTTACTAATTCTAAACCTGCATTTCAAATAGACCCATCTTGTAAAATGCTTATAAGTGGATTTAAAACTAAATATTGTTATAAACCTTTAAGAAGTTTTGGTGGTAATAGTTTTTCCACTGAAGTCAAAAAGAATGAGTATTCACATCCACACGATGCTTTGCAATATGCTGCATCCTACTATTATAGCACATTTGAGAAGAACCGTGTAAGTCGTTTTAATAAACACGGAAGTAATTATAAACCAGCTTCTACTTACGCTGGATATTAATAATATTAGGAGTTATAATATGACTAACACTACAATTACCAGAAATGATACTGCATTAAAATCTTTAGCTCAAGCATTATTATCTACATTTAATGAGATTGAAAGTAAAAGAGGATTACAAGAGGAAGGTTGGTTACAAAATTTAAGACAAGTGAAAGGGGTATATGACCCTACTATACTTAGCAGAATACCTGCCGAAAGTTCTAAGGTATATCCTAAATTTACTAAGTCTAAAGAGAGATATATAAGGAGTAAAATAAACTCTATTATTTTCCCAGAAACAGGGAAGTCGTGGTCAATAAGACCAACACCAAAACCTGCTATTAATGAAGAAATTATTCAACAAGTGCAGATGATGTATCAGCAAGCCTTACAACAGGGAAAACAATTAAATCAAGAAGATGTAGATGCCATTATTTCAAAGATAGTAAATTTAAGATGTAAGGAGATGGAGAGCACTATCAATGACCAGCTTTTAGAGGCTAATTATGAGCAGGTATATAAGAAAGTAATTAAGTCTGGTATTATATATGGGACAGGCATTTGGAAAGGTCCAATGACAACACGGAAGACATTTAATAATGTTATGTTAGAAAATGGGGTAGTTTTTACTAAAGAGAAAGTAATATATAAACCTACTCTTAAACATATACCTATATGGTATTGGTATCCAGATATGAGTGTAGCAGAGATAGACCAATGCTCATATATCTTTGAATTACACGTTATGTCTAAAAAAGAAATTTTAGAATTAACTAAACAAGTTGGATTTTTTAATAAAAATATTAAATCATATTTATCTGAGCATCCTTATGGAGATTATATCCCTAAAAATTGGGAGACTACTTTAAGAACTATAAAAGATAAAGAGATGAATGATTTAAATATGGTAGATAGACCCACTGTTAAATCTTATCAAGTATTAGAAGGATGGGGATTTATAGATGGTATTTACTTTAAACAGGCGGGTCTTGATAATGTAAGTAATTTAGATGATAATAGTGTATATGAAGCAAGATTTTGGTTACTTGGTGATGAGATGATTAAACTATCTTTAAATCCTTTACCATATGGTGCTCATCCTTATAATGTATTTTATTATGATAAAGATGAAACTTCTATTTTTGGAACAGGGCTTCCAGAGGATATTAGAGGCTCACAAGAAGTTATTTGTGCAGCATCTCGTATGCTTCTTGATAATGCAGCTATTGTGGCTGGTCCTCAAATGGAAATAAATCTTGATTTATTAGACCCTGACCAAGATGTTAGTAATGTTCATTCAAGAAAGATGTGGTATAGAACAGGTATAGGTGTTGAAGCTCAATACCCAGCAATTAGAAGTATAGGACTTGATTCTCATATACAAGAATATTCAACTATATTAGAAATTTTTAGGAAGATAGGAGATGAGGAAAGTTCTATACCATCTGTATTATGGAATAATTTACAACAAGGTGAAGAAACTGCTAAAAGTGCATTAATAAGATATCAAACTGCACATATTTCTCTTATGGATATTATTAAAGAATTTGATACTGCCAATGAAAAGTTTATACGTTCTATGTATAAATGGAATATGGAATTTAATGAGAATCCAGAAATTAAAGGAGATTATTATGTAGAAGCAAGAGGAACAGATACTTTATTAGAAAAAGAAACAAAATTAGAAGCTATATTAACATTTATGCAAACTCTTACTCCAGATGATTTACCTTATATAAAAAGAAGAAGTTTATTAGAGGAACGTTTGAAATTATTTAATATGGATTATAGTAATATATTAAATACTGAAAGTGAAGCACAAGCTATTATAGCACAAAATCAACAAATACAACAATACAATATGCAACTTTCTTCTGCTAAGTTACAAGCAGAAACTGAATATGAAAAAGCTAAAGCAGCAAATATGTTTGCTAAAGCTAAAAAAACTTTAGCAGATGAAGATTTAGATAGAAAAGAATTTGCAAGGGGGTTAATTAATGATGAGGCCGATAGAAGAGCAGATACTTTCAAGACACTTTTTGGAGAGGAAACAAAAAGAAGAAATAATCAAGGAATTACAAGTGGAGTTGAAAAATAATCCTGCTTTAAAGTCTAAGATAGATGTTTATTTTAGAGATTTGCGTAATGACCTTTTAGTGAAATTAGAAGAAGCAGATGAAAACGCTTTCAGATATTTACAAGGAAGTTTAGCTATAATAAAGTTATTAAAAAAACAATTTGATTTATAAAAAATTTTAATGTATATTAAATAAGGAGATTGCATATGGAAGAAGATTTAAAAAATAAAAATACAAATATAAATACAGAAGAAGATGAGTTTTCTAAATATTTTGGCAATTTAGAAAAAGAACATAGTGAAATTATAGATGATTCTATTAATGATAATATAGATACCTCTAAAGATACTTCTAAAGATACTTCTAAAAATACTTTAGAAGATACTTCTGAGGATACTAATATACAAGAAGATAATAATATAGAAAATGAAAATCAAGATAATTCTATGTCTTATCAAGAAGATACTTCTGATGATATTACAGAAGAAACTGTTAAAAAAGATATTAAGAAGTTTATACAAAGACATAAATCTTTACAAGGAATGTGGAAATCTGAAAAAAAGAAAAATGAAGATATGCAACTATTACTTGCTAATTTAAATAAAAAATTCCAAGCAAATGAACCTGATAATGCTGGAAGCAGTAATAGGGATATGGTCAATGATGAAGCACAAAATCAACAACAAGAACCAAAAACAGAAGCTGAATGGGTGCAATCTGTTTTAAACAAAGAGTCTAAATTTACTGAAATGTTGGAAGAATTTCCAGAACTTGCAACTGCCTTTTCGGCAAGTATGCAAAAAGTTTTTGAAGAATATTCTTCCAAACAGAATAAGCAAATAGAACAACTCTTACAGAAAACAATAACACCAATAATAGCTTCACAAAGAGAAAAGCAATTACAAGAGCATATCTCTAAAATTAGAGAAGCACATCCTGATTTTGAAAAATACCTGCAATCTGGGGAATTACAAAAATGGGTAGATGCTCAAACTCCAAGAAAAAAAGGTTTTTATTTAGATATCATTAAGGATGGTGATTCTTCTGAGATTATAGATATGTATAATACTTTTAAACAAGAGCGTAATATTGCACTAAAAAAGGTATCTGCTAATAAATCTATTAGCGATAAAAGACTTGAAGATATGGAAGATACTGCATCTAAAACAAGAACTATTGATGCAGGAAAAATGAAAGCTTCTAAAGATGATTTTTATGCAGCATTTGAGGAAGCTATAGCAAGCGATAAAGACAAATATAGGAGGTAATTATAATGGCACTTACACTTTATGGTGATTTATCACCAAGAACTGCAGCTTATGTAGTAAAGGAAATGTTAACAAGAGGTCTTCCTTTATTACTTTTAGAAAAATTTATGCAAGCTAAACCTTTACCATTGCATTCAACTAAAACAATGCAATTTAGAAGGTATCTAAGTTTACCACCCGCTACTACTCCTCTTGTTGAAGGTGTAACACCTGAAGGTAAAAAAATTACAAAAGAAGATATTCAAGCTACTTTGGAACAGTATGGTGATTATGTAGAATTAACAGATGTGATTCTTGATACTCACGAAGACCCTATTTTGAAAGAGCATATTGATATTCTTAGTGAACAAGCTGCTCAGACTGTAGAACTTATTAGATATTATGTTTTAAGAAGTTGTACTAACAAATTTTATGCAAATGGTGTTTCAAGAAGTGGTCTTAATACTTCTATTACTACTACATTGCAAAAGAAAATTGTTAGAGCACTTAAAAGACAAAATGCTCAAAAGATAACAAGTATGATAAAATCTACTCCTTCTTTTGAAACAGCATCTGTTCTTCCAACTTATATAGGGCTATGTCATACAGACCTTGAAAATGATATAAGAAATATGGCTGGTTTTATTGATGCTAAAGATTATGGAAATACTGCTCCTTTTGAAGGTGAGATAGGTGCAGTTGGTGATGTTAGATATTTATTGTCTAATATATTTGAACCTTATATTGCTGCTGGTGCAGCTGTAGGTACAAGCGGTATGATAGCATCAGATGGTGCTAATTGTGATGTTTATCCAATTATTTATTTAGGTAAAAATGCTTGGGGAGGTATTCCTCTTAAAGGAGCTGCTTCATTAATACCAACAGTAGTTAATCCAAGACCTACATCAGGAGATCCATTAGGACAAAGAGGTTCTATTGGTTGGAAAACAATGCAAACAGCAATAATTTTAAATGACTTATGGATGGCAGTAGCAGAAGTTTGTGCAACTGAACTTTCATAGATTATAGGAGGTTATAATGTATACACCACAACTTAAACAAGGAATTTTTACAGGTGAAGGTAGTAATGTTGTTCTTACTATAGGATTTACTGCTAAAGATATTAAACTTATAAATAAAACAGATGATATTTTATATGTATCTACAAATACTTATGCACCTAAAGCTTTTAAGATGACCACAACAGCTACTACAATTGAAACAACAGCTTTTACTATTGCTGAGAATAGTGTAACAATACCTGCAGCTATTTGTGTTAGTGGAAAAGTTTTTGAATATACAATTATAGGTTAAATTATTAATGGGGAGTGTTTACTCCCCATTACTATTAAAAGGAGGATTTGAAATGTCAGATCAAGAAAATAATGAAACATTTAATAAAGTAATTAAAAAAGTAAAAGATATTAAGAAAAGAACTATAGATGATATGACTGATATTAGAGATGAAGATCAGCCTACGGAAAAAGTATCTTCAACATCTAAATTTCGTAGATTTGAGATTATTATTGATGAACAAGGTGGACCAGATGCTTCTTCTATTGTTCAGTTAGGTGTAAATGGTGTTGCATACCAAATAATGAGAGGTCATAAAGTAATAGTTCCAGAGGGAGTAGTTAATGTTTTATCTGAAGCTATTACTGCTAAAATAGTTAAAAATCCAGATGGAACAGAGCAAGTAAAACATATGCCAAGAATTTCTTTTAGAGTATTAAGAGAGATTGAATAATAGGAGTTTCTTATGGATATATCTACTGCAATAACATTATTACGAACAGGGTTTCTTGATGATAATGTAGAGCCTTATATGTGGAGTGATGAAATTTTAGCTTATTACTTAAACAATGCTGAAAAAGAAGCTTGTAGGCGTAGCAATGTTCTAATAGATTCTGTAACTCCTACTATATGTAATATTTCTATTCTTGCTAATACTTCTACTTATGCGGTTAGTCCTTTAATATTATTTTTTCTTAGTGGTAGTAATATAACAGACGGCTATCCTATGTATCAAATTAGTAAAGTTAGTTTAGATAGTTACAATACAGCTTGGAGAGCAGATAAAGCTGATAGACCTTCTTATTTCTTTATGGACAGTTTAGGCTGGATTACTATATATCCCACTCCCACAAAGGCATTTACTATGAATGTTACTGTAAGTAGATTACCTATTATTGAAAATAAAAGTGGTATGGATAATTTTGAAATACCTATATATTACCATCACGATTTATTATATTGGGCTGCATATATGGCACTTTCCTTACAAGATGTTAATACAAATAAAAGAGTAGAAGCTGAAAAGTTTTTAGTAATGTTTGAACAAAAATTTGGTAAACGTAAATCTGCTCAAACGGAAATTACTAAAATAAGAAATCCGAGATTACAATCTATAGCACCTCAATCTCAATATTTAGGTTTTCCGTAAGTGAAAGCGTTTTCAAATTATAGTAGGAGGCTATAGTGTCTATATCTGTTAGAATAGAAAAATTTAATGGCTTAAATAATATTAGACCAGAACTTGGAATGAACACTTACAGTATGCAGGAAGGTATGGTAGGCGAGGTTTACCTAACAAAAGCTAATAATGTAATGGTACAAGATGATCTTACACTTAAAAAAAGAGATGGCTTTTCAAAAAAAGTGGATATTCCTAATATACATTCTTTATGGTCTAATAATAATATATGCCTATTTAGACAAGGTAATAACTTGTGTAAATTAAATTCTGACTATTCTGTTAGTGTAATTTCTTC